TTACCTTCAAATGTCATTTTACATGGTACAGATCCAACAGAGTCCCAACAAATTAATATTGATTTGTTAAGTTTACCACTAGCTTGAGCATCAATCAATTTGTTAATAAATTCAGTAATTTCTTCGATGTAATCAAACCCATCATTAAAGATAAAGTTACCGTGCCATTCACCATCTTCATCTTGTTCAGCTTGAAGACCTAATTGAACCGCATGTTCCCAATTCCACTTCTTCTCAGTAATAATAAAGACAGGTAGGTGCCCCTTTTTTTGAGCATCAGCCGCAGCTAAAATCATCGCCGTTGTTTTAGAAGAGTTAGAGTGACCTAAGAACATATTAATACCACCCATAACCGGACCTGGCATACCACAAGCATCCAAGAATGGTTGACCGCAATAATAGTGGTTAGTTTCTTTATACTTTGTTTTAGTCGAAAATTCTTTTAGAATATCTTCGTCGCTAAATTGTTTTTTCTTAATAGCCATTTTATATTTTTTTTTAAAATGGGGCTTCTGACGTTATCTCCACCCCTTTAATTAATTTAGAACGGTAAGTTCTCATCAGTTTCCTCTTCTTCTTGAGGATCTTCAATAGACGCTGAAGGCGCACTAAAAACCACTTCACCTTGAGAATTAGATGCCCACTTTTTGTTTTCAGTATCCCAAGTTGGAGTTTCACCTTTAGCTACCATTTCTAGATACTCTTCTGGTTTTTTAGAATAAACATCATTCCATGTTGTTTCCTCATTAACCCATGCGCTAGCTTGAGCAGCATCTTCATGAAGTGGAGATGGATCTTCTGGCATAACCGAATTAATTGATGTATATTCTTTACCATTACCAGATTTAGTTAATGCTAAGAATAATGTGATATCTCTACCTGTTTGAACATCAGTAATGTCCCCTTTCTTTTGGAAAACTGGGAATATTTTATCCATGATACCATCTCCTTTGGCATTATGTTTAAATCTCCAGAATTTTGGCCCGTCTTGCTCATTGTCTCTATCGATAACCTTAACGATATAGAACTTACGTGAACGATATTGACGAGCTAATTCAGCGTCTGATTGAACCTTAGTTGCATATAATGCATCCTTAACCTCATTTAAAGGTGAACGTTTACCCTCTTGAGCTGGATCGTATAATTTAGTCCAGTTACCATCAATTTGGATTTCGTGGAAATAACCTTCTTTAAATGGTGTTTCACCATCTGCTGTTGGTAAAATTCTGATACGTTTTTCACCAGATTTAACTCCCTTAGGAAGAACTGTTGTAAAATACCTTTTCAATCTGTCTTCACTCGACATTTTGTTTGCGTTGCTACTTGTAGCGTTTTTGTTTTTTTCGTACTGTGCAAGTACTGAATCTACTGTTGCCATAATAGTTTTTTTAATTGTTAAAAATCTTATATCAAAATATACATAAAAAAAACCGGATTAAAAAATCCGGTCTCAATTATTTTTAAAATATTTTTCTATTACTATTCTAAGGTCAAAAGATATGCCAATTTATTAACTTCAGCAAGCATTTCGTCTTTTATATTTAATAAGTCAGTATCGCTTTCTGGGGACAAATCCTTACCTAAATCAATTAAAAATTGTTTTATTTTTTGAATAAACTTAACGATTTCAATATCTTGTAGGTTAAATATTTCAATATTTCTGGTTGACTCGTCTAAAACAAATCTACCAAATTTACCCATTGAAACCTCAACATATCTATCTATTAGGTCATCTAAGCTATCATAAATGTTACCAAATGCTTGATGTCTAGCATAACCCTTTGTTTGCCAATGCATTATCTTAAATTGACATTGCAAACCTAGGAATAAGTTTACATTAGAACTGAGATTGTTGTTCTTCATCTTCAAAAGGGTTAAATGATTGTGTTAAGTCTTCTTTAGAATAGTTTTGAATGTCGCTTTTAGTTAAAATATATTCGTTTTTTCCACTAGCTCTCATTTCTTGTTGCTTATGCGCGAAGAACTCTTGAGGTTTTTCGTTAAATGGATATGAATCCAAAGAACGCATTTCTAATTTTTCTTGAGGAGTTTGAGGTTTCATTCCGTCTACCTTGGTACCCAATTGGTCAATTTTTGCTATAACAGCATCCATATTACCCAATTTCATTTCAAGATCATCTAGTTTACTGAATACAGCGTCCATTTGTTGCAAAACATTGCCGTGTTCACCTTTTGATGTTTCTAACTCATTTTTAATGTTTTTAGTCATGTTAACTAAATCTGTAACATCAACTTCTTCCGTACTGCTAGTTTCCGGTGAATCTGGTAACGCTTCCGCTCCTGGTTCTAATGGTGCAGCTGGGGGCATTGGAAGTGCATCCATACCTGGTTCTACTGGTGCAGCATCTTCAGGTGCTGGAGCTGCTGGTAATTCTTGCTCATTAATCACATAAAGTGATTTTGCGTTTTTGTTAATAGATTTGTATCTATTTATTTCTTCCAAAAGTTTTTGTTCTAACATAGTATTAGTCTTGTAATAGTTGTCTACCGTCTTCGGTAATGTATTTTTTATTTATTCTTTCAACGATACCATCCTTTGATCTAATAACATAGCATTCGCCAGTTTGTAAATCACACTCTTCTCTCTCCATTGAGTCATTTGATACTTGTCTTGAAACCTTTGGGTTTAAGAACTGATCTACCGATTTATTTATTTTTTCCATAATGTTAAAATATATACCAATAAATACTTCAATATTTACTATTTTCTTTTAATTAACCTAAAATACACCACATCCCCTTCCTTTAGTTTTAATTTTTTCATCAGTTTAGCACACATTGACATACCATACTGGCCAGCTTTAGTATCACTTATTGCTGGACCGTTATGTACTGGGCCATTAAATCTATTGGTAGATGGATTCATATCGGTAATTAAGGTGTATGATAAACCCAAAGCTGGGTTCTGAAATTCCGTATCATATTTAAAAATCTCTTCTTTATTATTGTTGATTTGTAGTCTTACTGAATAATAATCAAAAAGGGTGTCTTTAATATCATTATATGTTTTGAGAACATTTGGATAAGCATTCCATCCACTAATTAATTGTAATTCACCTGTTGGGTCATAGTTTGAACCACCAAATAAAGCGACTCTTGTTCTAAGCCAAAGTTCACCCTTTTTAGGTTCAATGTATTGAATATACTTTTCATTTGCTCCACCGACTTTGGCACCATTATATGGTATAATATCATATAATAACCCAGATTGGTTTATAATAATTTTATTTAAATCTTCGCCACCAACTGGGAAGCCTGGATCAATACTAATGGCTTGATTATCCTTAGTTGTGATTGTTTTTTCTGTTGTTGGATTTTGAATACTTTGTTGTTTCTTCTTAACCGCAGATGATAGTAGTCTACTAAATAATGGTCTATAACTAGACATAAACGTACTATCAAGAGATGGTAATGTGCTGTTTGAAATTCTAACACCAGTAAATGATGTTTCAAATTGCCCAGCTTTTATTGAGTGACTTACATCAAATATTAAATAGGTACCGTTAAACATTGGAACATTTGCTAAATAGAAATACATTGTTGGTTGCAACATTACATTACCCATACATGTAACACTACATTGATATGATGCGGTTTTATAAATGTCAAACAATCCAATGTCCACAGAATGTGATCCGCCACCACCTTGTGATCTAGCTAATCTTTCTTGAGCAAGGGCACTTTCTGTTGTGTTTTTATATGTGCTTTGATCTAATGATATGCTTTTAAAAACACCCTGAGCTTGATCACCAAAATTAACTTCAAAAGATACAACCCTATTTGAATTGGCGGTATCGGTTTCCATGAATATTCTTGGTTCAACAATTAATGGGTTATTATTTGTATCCTTAATATCAAAACTATCGCTCTTAAATTTATAGTCCTTATTAACTCTAGACATATCCAAGTATTGGGATGTCTTATTAATATACTGTAATATGATTTTAGGTGATGAGTCCTGATAGTCAACATCTAAAAATGTTCCGAATAAATTTCTAGCTAAATTTTTAGATGGTATAATTCTTTTTTTATTACTAGTGTTGGTACCATAAAAATTAATGTAAGCCGGTAATGGTCTCATATCAAAATTCGTACCCTGTATTAAAGTTGATATTGCACCGTATAAATCTATTTTTGCATTTTTCTCACTACCTAGCGAAATAATTCTTTCTAAACTTACATATGCTTTATCACCAATATCTCTATTAGCCCTATCTAAGAATAAAAACTCGTCCATTAAGTGTCTTTGTCCAATCGCATTACCCGCAATCCACTTATCGTTAAATGATTTAAAATATTGATATAAATCTAATTTTGTTGTTTTAGCTTCGTTATATCCATGATATAATGTTATTTTTTCTTTATTTTTTTCCTTACCTAAATCTTTAAACTTTTTTATAAGGTTTTGTAAAAAAAACGAAATTCTAGAATCTTGTGGATCAAATATTTCAGTTTTTATATACGTTTTAAATAATGCGTTGGTAGGTATAAAAGTATTATTGGTTGCTTTATTATCTTTAACCCAACCAGCATATATTCTAGCAATCTCTCTATGTGAGTAGATATTCTCTTCAGTTATTTCAATATTATTAACTCTAAAAAAGTCGGCATATATGTTATTGTATCTGTTTGCCGTTACACCGGTATATGTTGAAAATTCAATAGGTTGTCCAATGTATAAATCAATAAATTTATTTGTTCCTGTTACACCTGTTGTTAATTGTGCCGCGTTATATGGGTTTGGTAAATATGATTTAGATTTACCGATAAATCCGTTTATAATATAATCATCAATTTGTTTTGGGTTACCAATAACTAATTTTTTTAGATTTTTATTATCTAACATGTTTTTAGTTAAAGCCTCCAATTTAGTATTTTGAGCTTTAATTATTTTTTCTCTATTCCCATCTACTGTGAAATCAATACCTGTTTTGTCAATGCTGCATATTTCTTTCAATATTTCTTGAAAAGAGGTATAGTCATGTGAACTCTTCCTTGGTGCATCAATATCTAAATCTAATGATGAAAATTCTATGAACATAGCTTCAAACTCATCTAACATCTTAGGACTAAACGTAGCAATAAGATCCATAACTTTTTTCTTATCTCCGGTTAATGAAAATTCGTTATTGGTTGTTTTAATAATTTGATTGTAAGCTGGAAAGCTTAAAACGTTATAAAATGGATGTTTAGTTAGATCACTATCATCTAATATTATTCTAAATGAATCTTGTAATAAATTTGAGAAATCATCAACAATATTGTCAATTTTAGATGCACCATTAGACGGTAAAATTGTATATCTAACATCTGTCGTCTCAAATTTAGAATTATCAACTAACGATGTTAATGTGAACCCACTTTTTGTGGTTGGTTTTTCTAAAATATATTTTGTGATTCCACTTGTAATCGCATTATTGTATAAAGCGCTAGCATTAACAGCGGTTGCACTTGTTTTTGTAAACCCAGATGGATTATAAAAACTATAGCCATTAACCACTTGATGAAATATACCATGATAGTATGGATAAACACCAACATATGAATTGGATGAATATGTTACAGCACTCATTGATGGTGTTAACCCACTAAGATTGAAAGATACGTTTGTTCCATTATCAAAAAATGTAGAACCATTTATGGAAACAGTAACGCCACTTAAAATATCAACGTTTTCTTTGAGATACTTTTTGTATCTATGATAAATTGATCCCCATTTTAACATTAAATAATATGGAACGTAGTGAGCGGCCGCAACTTCTTTAAATAAAGATGACATTAATATTTTACTTTCATTAAATTCAATAATATCATCTAAATCTTTATATGGTAATGAATTTAATAAGAGATAAGCTGAACCAACATATCTTTCTGAAACACCACCTTTGAAAAAGTCGTTATAAAGTTGTTTATGAAAATATGGTGTGTTAAGTAAATTTCTTGTTTGTCCACTAAGTGTTATTTTTTGATTAAAAATATTTTCAGTGTATGCGCTTAGAACCCAAGATTTTGAATTAATTGGTGAACTGATAAAATTATCATCCTGATTTACCTTAAAAATGTTATAATATTTATAATCGTTTTCTGCTAAGACTTTATTGCCAATATATGATTGATATAGATCAGAATTAAATGGAAATTCTTTTAATCGGTATGGGTCAATAACATAGTTGTCGATATAAGTCTGCAATCTTGGTAATTCTTTATCTGTAACATCCGTTGTTTTAACATCATTATATTCAATAATATTAAAATCCCTATCTACAAGTTCTTTTATGTAATCAACTGTTGGTAACCTATCTTGAAAATATGGATACCTTTCGTTTTTTGAATATTTGGACATGTAGTCAATTAGTGTCTGTTGACTTGTAATTAGTTGATTTAAAACCTCCCTAATATCAATATCACCATCTATCGCGCTACTTAGAGTTTCAAATTCATTTGCACAAATTTCATTTAATCCATTTTCTGCTGAAAAATTATTATATGATGTTATATATTGTGCTCTTTCAGAAATTTCATATAAAATTGAAGCTATTGATTTGTCTGTATATGGGTATTTATCTTCTGTTTTAAATAATGTGCTTACATTTTTAACTTCTCTTAACTCATCTTTACCATCAAAAACAAACATAAGGTCAGATGGAGAAATTTCTTTACCGCTTTCAGCATCTACTCTTTTTGTTGCAACACTATTATATGTTTCTACAAATTCAACCTCAGGCCATAGTGAAAAGTTTTTACCTTTTGTTGATTCAACAACTTGACTATCTGCTGGATAATAAAAAGCATATTGCTCTTTGTTACCCTTCTTTTTAACTTCAGGCCAAGGATATATTACTTCATCTTTATTATCACTAATCCCCACAATTTCTTTTTTTCTAAAATCAGATCTTTGTATCGCTTTTCTATGAACATCTTTCATTAAACGAACATATGTGTCAGCATTTGCTAAGATAACAGCAAATATATTTCTAATGGTTGGTTCAAATCCAAACCCACCTTTTTTATTATCTTTAATAACTTCATTAATTGCTTTTTCAACATCAGTTTCAACTGAATCTCTACTAGTAATAAATTCGTTTTGAATTTTTTTAATTCTTTCAATTAGTTTTTCATTTGCAACGCCGTACTTACCATTATTGAAAACAAAAAAATCACTAATATTTCTTATTGAATCTAATGATATTGTTTTAGTTTTAATTTTCTGTTTGTTTTCTATTTTTTTACCAAAAGCAGAATTATTTTCTAAATCAATAATATATTTGTCTATTCTACTTTTAAGTGATAAGTTGTTGGTTGTACCACTTATTATATCGCCACTAATAGGCCCATTTGATGTTTGTGTTCTATCATTTGTGGCTTTATTCAAAGCATAATAAATTACGTCACCATCTTCTTTCACCTTATCGGTAGAATTTAAAAACCTATTGCTCCATGAAATAACCGTTTTCTCTAAATTACCTAGAATCTTATCAAATTCTGAAACATCACTTAAAACATTAGGACTAACAGTTTCACTAAAAAGAGCGTTTTCAATAATGGTTTCTAATCCAGTTGCGGTCATTAAAATTTCTCTAAGTGTTTTTACCGGAAAGTCCTTAGGAATATACCCCTTAGCTTTATAATCAGAATAAACCGATTTTAAAATTGAAAACCCCTTTGTTGTTTTTGATATTTTCTTTTCAATGAACCCTGTCTTTGGATTAGTTTTATATGGTTCAGCAGATTCTACCATATACATGTATGGTGCATTAACAATGTTTTGAAGTAAAATATCATTTAAAAACGCGTATGTTGACCCAACAAATTTTGTTGCTATTTCAAAGTTACCAGTGTTACCATTAAATTTGGTTTTAAAATCTACAAGTTGGATTCTATATCTAATTGCTTTACCATAATAACCCTTAACGGTTAGATAAAATATTGGCCATGGTTGGTGAAAAAAAGCTTTATATGGTGAGTTTTCAGGTGAATCAAATAATGTCTTACCTCTAACATCAATAAAGTTAATTGATACTTGTGGTATACTATTTGCACCTTTAACAACTATATTAATACTTTCAATACCGAATGTTTGTGCTGTTGGATCATAAGTGTTTGCTCTATTTAGATTGGTTCCAAATATTTCATTTATCATACCGTTAAATGCATCTTGTTGTGATGATATGGGTACAAATGTCTCAGTCCAATTGGTATCAAAGTTATTTTCAAACTCATTCTTATCTCCTTGATTTCGCATCATGTTAAATCTACCTGATGCTAATGTTGTTAATGTACTTTTTTCTGAATCGGAGTAAAAAACACTTCTGGGTACCAAATCAGCTTCTAGATTAACATACATCACTAGATTCTCATGGTCAACCAATCTACTTTGTAGTTGACCATCTTGATCTATAACAGTATTAGGATCGATATGTACAATGTTTTGCTGATCGACTACTACTAGTATGTTTTCATTTTGATTTAATTTGTTATTCCCCATAATATAGTTTATACAATTCTACGTTCTTTTTGTATTCTTGTAAAGAATTAATAAGTGGAAATGGTATTCTAATAATTGAATTATCAGGTATTTCAAACTCAATTGAGCCTACTTTAGGGTTGGATAGTAGAATTAACCAACCAAAAAGTGGGGTGCTATAATACTCTTGAGACATCTTATCCAACCTATCTTTACCCTTTATGTACTTTACGTACTTGTCAGTTGATTTAGCTGGTATTTCAATTCCTGGTACAATTTTAAATTCACCATCCTCTAGGAAATACTCATATCTGTTAAAATATTGATTCATTATTTAATAACTTTAGAAAAGTTTAACTTTGATTCTGTTGAATTATCTTTTAAACCATGTACGTTGTTCAGTTTTTCTTGTTGTGGGCCTGTTATTGATCCAGTAATTGTAACTGCATATGGTTTAAATTCCTTTTTATTCTGTACCTTTTTATATTTAAATTTCTTCTCGTCAATGTCTAATGCTTTTTTAATAAATTTATTTAATCTTCTTTCTATTTTGTTAATAGCATTTTTATCAAATAATTTATTATCTGGTGAATTCTCGTATTCTTTTAAAATTTTATCAACGTTATTTTTAATTATAAACGCCAATAGTTGTTTGTAAAGATCGTCAGTAAATGATGGGTCAGCAAAATCAATTGATGTATTTAACTCAGCAGTAAACATTGAATGTTTATCTTTTACAAGGTTTATTACTTCATCATATTGTTCATATAATTTTTGAACGTTAAAATCCGTTAAGCTAACAACCGTTGTTGTTTCTTTATCTATTCTAGCGTCTTTACCATTAGTTTCCATTATAAAATTAAATCCATCAATAAACTCAATAAATTTATTTCTATTGGTCTCAAGTTCTTTTATCATTTGTTCGTCCTTGATACTGTTTAAAAAATCGGTTACTGTGTTTTTAATATAAGGATCAATAATCGCTCTAGATCTCTCGTATTTTGTTGAACCCAAATCCATATCAAAGTCTAATACAATATTATGATCAGATGCTGAAACTTTTTCTAAAAGTTTTGTTTCTAATCTACCATATAAGTTTGTAAAATCTCTTGTCTTCTTATAGTTACCTAATAATGTTATCTGAGTAGTTGTACTAATAGTATTCTGAACATCTAATTGATTTGTTGTTCTATATGTTGGTGAGATAAATAAAGGCAATATTTCATTACCATAAGTTTTTAATAGTTTATTATATGTGTCTTTAAATTTATCAAAATACTCATTTGCTGCAGCTAATAAATCATCTCTATTTTGCTGGTAACTCATTTGTGTTGTTGTTAAGGTACCAATATATTTTCCCTCTTTCTTAGGGTTTTGTGATGTATCAATACCAGCTATATCTGGCGTTTTAACTTTACCTATTAATTTTTCTAGGAAATCAATATTAAAGTTTTTTAAATCATCTTTATTTACGGTTGAATCCGCTCTATAATCATAGATTTCTGTATTTGCATAGAAGTTAGAACTTAATGCGTTTTGTAATTTTGCAACTGGTTCTTTAATACCTTGACCACCGATAAAATTTATTTGTAATGTGACATCAGCAATCATTGGTTGCACACCAATACCTTCAGGGTTTAAATCCCAAGTTGAATTTTCAAATGTTATATTAAGATTTGTAATTACTATTTTTGAATGATAAAAATCACCTATTCTTAAAACACAAACAGGCGGAGGCCCAAATGTTGTATTTCTAGCATCAACACTATTTGAATCACTATCAACACTTAATCCTTTAATTGGTATTGTATCACCAGGTCTTATACATTGCTGTAAGAATGTTAATCTAGCATTTAATCCTTCTGGTGTCATTGAGTGAAACGCAGGGTGAAAATATCTAAATTTCTGTTTAAGTGAATTGAAAACAACGGGATCTGTTTCTTCTAGTTTTTTAAAATAAAAACACTCAGACAATGTCTTCATTATTAATTTTTTAACAACATCCAATGGTGGTTTTCTATTTGTTTTAATTTCAGTTTTTTTAATCTCAGTTTTTCCTGAACCATATTCTGTTTTACCTGGAATAACGGTACCAGGTTTAGCTGGTATTTGTGTTTCTTTGGGATAAGCATTTATTTTAACTTCAACTGATCTACAATAAAATGTTACTGGCGCGTATTTTTTTAATCCACCAGTATTCTTTATTTCTTGTTTATGACAATCATATCCTTCTGGACCCGATCTAGTTGCATTTTCTCCCTTATTTGTAAAATTAATAATGATATCACCATTTACATCATCACCATAACCTAAATCTTTTAGATTTAATGTTTTACTTTCTTTAACTTCTGCTGGATTTGAGTTTAATTCACTTATAGTTTTTTTCCAATATTTGGAAAGGGTTGATGGTATATCATTATTTTTTGATAATGTTTTTAAAATATGTTTAACAATACTATCAGATCTTCTATATGATAATTTAATATTGTATTTATCATCCGCAACAAACGATGTAGATGATTCTAAATCAATTTCAATACTTTTTAAACTGTTTTTTACTAGTTCGGCTTTTATTGCATTTAAGGTTGCTGTTAAAGAAGTATAATTACCCTCTAGTACTTGAAAAGCTGATGTTATTTGACCTTGAGTTCTTGTAATTAACGCTGATGTTGTTTCTGTTGGTGTTTCACTACCATATATTGTTTTTACATCCGATTTATTATCTGGTGTATTAACCGTTAGTATTTTAGTTAATTCACTATTGAGTTTTGTATTGAATAATGTTTTTGATTCTGCTTTTGTGTAACCAGAATAAACATTACCATAATCTTCATTAGCATATATGTCATCTTGTGGAAACGGAATATCATTTGGAAAATATAAAAATCCAGTATATTTTGTTGCTGTGCCAAGCACACTACTTGCCTCAGACCCACCTGTTGTTGTTTCAGGTGTTACCGTTGATTCGCCCGCAATATTTATAAATTCAAGTGAATCTGATATATCGACAGTTTTACCATCCCTATAATATTCAAGATATGCTTGTATTAACTCTAGATCAGATCTATCTAGTGTTGTATATTTTCTAACTAATGTATAAAAATCAATATCTTGGCAGCCAGCAAAAACTGAATTTAAATACTCTTCTGCTTGTTCGTCACTTATTTCTTTTATTAATAAATTTAAAATACTTGGGTGATCAACAATAACTTTAAATGAAACGGTACCACTTCTTTCTGTGTTTTGATATGTATAAATTGGTTCTGGTCTTCCTAAGAAATTATTCTTATCCCAACTAGCACTATTTGTTTCATTTACTTTTAAGTCATATGGTGGGAACCACATAACACGCCCACCATTTGGTCCTCTTTCACAATATGGTAGATCATTATATGTGTAACCAAATTTGTTTGATGTTTTCCATGATAAATTTTCAAGAGAAAACATATATTTTTTTACTTTACCAGCAACAGCATCAATATTGGTTGAACTTTTATCAAATGAACCGTTACCATTTGACATTGGTGCAATATTCAAGTTCCACGGCGTTGATAAAACACTATCTTCAACTTTTCTAATCAATCCGGTTCTTTTCATAGTATCAGAATAGTTCATGTATGATCTGTCTTTTGTCCATACTCTACAATATTCTGTACCGTCTTGTTTACCCGTTGCTTTATCAATATATTTAATTGCAGAACCTCTAGATAATAATGTATCACCCTCTCTGAATATTCTACTTGTTTGATCAATAACATTAGCAACATGTGATCTTGATAGACCACCATCTTTAGGTAAGGAATTTAATAACTCTTGTGTTTTACCTAAAATAGAGTCATCTCTAAATGTGTGTTTTGTTGATAAGGTTTCTTCAAATACAGAACTCTCACTTTGATATTCTAAATTGTGAACACCTAATTTATTTTTACTATTTGGACTGTACCATGTTAATTTACCAGGTATTGGCCCTCTCTCTGAAATATTCCTTTCACTATGAAACAATTTTGTTGCTGTCTCATCAAACATTAATGATAGATAATATGGGCTTCTTGTTTTATTATCGTTAAAATCAGCGATTACATTTTTTACATCATCACCTCTATCATCACCAATATATGCTTTACCTGCTGGAGCTTCTCTTCCTATTACTCTGTTAATTCCACCAGCAATCCTGTCAACAAAATTAAATATTTTACTAGAATTTTGTGATCTAGCTGCTGTTGTATAATTTGGCGCGTATGTTGAAAAGGATAAATTATCATATAACACACCCTTTTGACCATCACTCAAATATTCAAGCATTAAGTCTGATGGTTTTCTACTAGCTTTTGGTCTTCTTTGAATTCCTAATAAAGAACCTAGAACCCCAGTTGCATCTTGAAATATTTTACCAAATTCAGTTTTAGGAACTGGTCTATTAATTACGGGATTAGCTGGGTTAGTTAAATAATCACCAGGAATTTCTGAAAATGGAAACTCTACACCTGCAACTGTTTGAATAAAATCAATAAGTTTTCCGGGTAGTGTTTTAGCTACTGTTATTTTATAATTTCTTTCAATTAACTTTTCTTTACCTGTAACTAAATTAATAGCTGTAGATAAATTACCATTTAAAGCATCAAGTGCTCTAACTCTACCAAGTGTTGATGTTTGTAAATTTTGTCTAATTCTTGCTTGAACTGGTCCATCTGGACTTTCAGATATATGATAGTTAGCAAACTTTGCTAATTTAGATTCAAACTCATAGTTTTTAGAATCTAATGCACCTATTAACCCTCTACCTAAAATACCGCTATTAATTGGAAAATATGGATATACACCAATATTGTCTATTGATGTGATATTTCTTACATCCTCAACAACAACATAATCACCATTTTCTGGTGCAAATCTATTACTTGTTCCAGTAGATATTATTTGTGCATCTCTAGATGTTTGTTGGTTTAATATTACATCACCCTGATCTTTGTTTGGAAAGCTGTTTGTTTTTTGAATAGGATAGTTACTACTACTAAAAGTCTGAGGACCATTAGGAGCATTTAAGGTCTTTGATAATAACTCATCTCTAAACCTTTTTGTTGCATCAAAATCTAAGTAACTTGGCATCTATTCTTTTATCTAATAAATAGACAATTTATTATTTTACTATGTGTATGTTTTGGTGCTCTTAACAATATTTGAGACAAAATCGGCTTTAAGTTGAGGGTTTTTATTAATTTCATCTACCACTATACCAGCTAATAGAGCGCTACTACTATTAATATCAACTTTAATGTTTAAATCGATATCATTCATACTAGTGGCTCCAACCATTCCTTTAGCTTTTTCAAACCCTTTTTCAAGAAGTTCCTGTGCTTTTTTAATAAGCTCTTCAGTTTTATCCTGTATATTTAAATCATCTGCCACCTTACTAAGTTTATCTTCAAGATACTTAATTGTATCTTTAATCATTGGTGGCATATTATCCATAGCTTTATCATACAACTTAGAACCACCTTCACCAGCCTCATCATAAACTTGTTTAAAGGTTTGTGCACTATTTTTAGTTGTTGGGTCTAATTTTTGTGAAAAATCAACAGCTTTTTTCATTAAATCAGATGCGGCATCACCAGCTTTACTTTGTCTGCTGTCTTCCATTAACCTTAAATAAATTGCAGTAGCAACGTTTAATACTTTTGTTGTTTCATTAAATTGGTCTCTAGCTATATCTATTGGTTTTTCATTATCTGCTGTTGTTTGTAATTTTTGTAATTCAATAATTTGTTTATCTGATAAATCACTTAAACCTACGAAGCCGTCTTTTACATTGGTTAGCCCCATCTTTTCTACCATATTTTTAGGTATATCAAAACCAACATTACCGTCTTTCATTGTTGCTAAATTAGAAACAAATTCTTTTTGCTCATCACTTAAAGAAGGGAACATATCTAATTGACTCATTGCTTCCATCTTTGAAGCCCCTTTAACAGCCATATTAGTTAATTCACCCATTGATATACCAAGAGCATCAGACATGGCTTTAGCACGTCTTAAATTCACTCCAGTAACTTCAAATCTACCTTGTTCTACATTATATGTTGCTAAACTTCTGGCTGCGCCAATAATACTTGTTTGTAATGACTCAACATTGTTTGTTGCATCATACATTAATTTAATTGGGTCATTTAAATCACCAAATGCGCCACCTACAACTTGTAAGTTAGCCGCAAGATTAATAGCACTTTCTGGATCATATAGTTTATCAGCAACTTTTAATATATCACCCATATTGATTTTAAGTGCTTGAGCCTCTTGAACCATTTTACCCAAACCCTTAATACCGTTTTGAAAACCATATTGATTTAGGGCACCTAAATTTTTAATTAATGTATCAGAGGTTGCTTTAGCACTTAACCCTAATGCTATAGAATCCTCACCTATTGATGTAATTGATTTAGCAGCGCCATCTAATCCTATACCAACGTTTCTAAATTCTTCAGCATTTTCTAAAATTGTTCTAGAATTTTTGGTAAAAGCTAAAGATGCCACCATTCCGTTTGCTATAGTCTTATCACTATATGCACCCATTCTTTCGGAATTTTCCATCAATGATTTTACAGCATCTATTGTATCGTTTGTTGAAACGCCATATTTTTGAGCTTCAATCATTGCGAATCTAGTTGAAGACATCATCGATTCGGCAATATCTCCTACATATCCACCCGCACCTCTGGTTGCCTCTAATAGCTCTATATTTAATTTAGCTATATCACTTAAAAGTGCCGCAGTTACATCTACACCAGCATCAAATATTCCTGTAAGTATTGTAATTGGGTTAAATGACGCGCTAGCCTTTATAGCACTTAATATTGAAGCACCAGTTTTTGTATTAATCCTTGCAAGTTTTTCTGCTTGCTGATCTATGAAACCGGCACCTAACGCTGATGCAATTGAATTTCCAGTACTTGTAGATGAACTTCTTGATGACGCTTTAGATGCTGCGGATGCCATATCAGCAACATGTTTCTTTGATACTTTCTCAGCATCATCATCATCCATACCGAAGCTTTTTAAGTAATCATAAAATTCTTTTTTAATATCTCCCATAATACTATAAATAGTTTTATTCGTTTTTTTCTAATAAAACGTTAATAATATTATTTCTTTCGTGTATTGGTAGTATCAAAAGGTCTTGATAGGTAAATCCTTTAGATAATAGAAATAAAATTGCTTGTATTTGATTTTTCTTATATTCCATAGAAAGGACGAAAAAACTCCACCCCAAAGTCAACCAAAACTGGGACTTTTTCTCCTGACGGGGCGATTACATCAACTATTAGGTCTAAACCTGGTTTATTTTCTGATACAAACTTTTTAAAATCTTGGGAATCTTTGATTGGTAAATTTTGAATAAATTGATATATTACCATTTGATCTCTTTGACCATCAATAGATTTGATCATCATCTCAAGTTTTTTAGTATTAATTGGTGAAACTATTGTTCCACTTGATTCTTTAATATTCTGTAATTCTTTTTCTTGTGTGTTTGTTAAAAAATTAAATGTTACATTTTTCTTAGATATTGGTAACATAAATGAATATTCACCATTTGAATCAGCAATTAATTTAAATTCTTTAACTTTTAAAACAGATAGGTCCAATATTGAATCAAATGATTTCTTTGTTGATGGATCAGTTAATTTTAATGTATATTCTGTACCAAAAGCGGTATTTCTTAAAAATATTAAAATAGCTTGTTTATCTTCCTCAACAATATCATCAAAACTAATATCTTTATCTAATATTTTTCTTTTTATTAATTCTTCAACAACGGTTTCAGATTGTATTAGATTGGGTGACATAAGTACATTTTCATCAGACGCTGTTAGGTAAGCTACCCTTAATGTCTTCTTTCCATTGGAATAGTGTACACCTTGAGATGGTAAGGATACCACATCATATGCAACCATTGGGTTAATATTTTCCATAATAAATTAAATTAGTTTGTATTAATATAAGTATAATTTATTGAAAAATCAATTGGTAATGAAAAAGGTTCCACATGGAACGAAAAATCCACCAACCTAAATAGGATGATGGATTTAAATAAATCTATTTTAAAAGTAATATTAGTATACTTGGATACATCTATCCATTCTCAATTCAGCATCAATTGTTGCTAATTCATCTTGAGAGTAGTTTAAATCACCAAAGTTTAGACTAGTTAGAAAACAACCTTCAAGAATCCATTTTTCAACTACAACTCCTGTTGGATCTAACATCTCTAATTCTACATTTTTCTTGTAACCTGCGGCGTAGCCCATTCTACCTGTAACTGATTCTGCGTGTAAGCGGAACCATTCCATAAGAGCTTGAGATGCTGAAGGACCAATTGGATCTTTAAAAGTAACTTTGATTGGGTCCCATGTGAATCTACCTGCTACGTATGTTGAAGTATTTAAAAATGGAATTTCTGTTGAGTTAATTTTAGCACTAGGACGGGCAGTAGATGTTACATACCACTCGTTAATACCTAAAGATGATGGAAATCTTAAGATAAACCTATTTTTGCGTTTCGGTTCATATGGAACCGGCATTTTCATTAATAAATCTGCCATTGTTTTTGTATTATAATTTTGTGTTTATTTCTTTCCTATAAATATATCAATATGTGAAATAAAATTTATTTTGCAAAATAGTTGTTTTTGTGGTTTTTTTTCATTAGCTTTTTGCTACTAACTTACTAAAATACTAATATTACTAATATTCTAATATACTAATGTACTAATATTTCTGATATTCTCATATACTTATATTCTTTTATTCTAATTAACTAATTTACTGATATTCAATATAATAAACAAAAATGGGGAGGTTTTTAGCCGTCCCCATTCTTATTTTATTGTAATATTAGATATTTTCAAAAGAAGCACCTGTTGGAGTAATTACAAATTCAACATCAATGAATTCCAATGCTCTTGTTGGTTTTATGTATATTTTACCTCTTAATGTGTTTGCATCAATATCCTCTGGATCGTTAGATACACTTACACGGAAGTCATATAAACCTCTTTCTTTCTTTATTGATTCAAGAATTGGATTAACCAATCTTAAGAACTCTTGTCTAACTTGTTCGTCATTTTGTTCAAATAACAATCTTACAGCTACTGCAGATATTAACTTTCTAGCTCTCAATAATAATCTTCTTACGTTGATTCTATCTAATGCTGATTCTCTAACTTGTAACGTTTTGTTACCCCAGATAATAGTACCTGTATCAGAGAAAGTTGCGATTGGGTTAATTCTAGCTTTATAAAGGTTATCTCTTTCATCAAGAGTTAATTTCTTTTGTGCTTTTATTGCATTAACAAGACCTCTTGAATAACCCGCCACAGCAAACCAAGGATAAGAAACGTTATCAGTTAAAGCAATATTCTTCAATACTTCACCTGTTGGTGGTATGAAAAGTTGTGTTGCATTATCTGTATCTCTTACTTGAATCCAAGGCCAATATGTTGCAGAATAGTTACTATCAAGACCTAAATCATCTAAAGATGAAATTGTTTCATCTGCTGTTGTATAGTTAGGTGAGTTGATAATGTATAATGAATCCGCTCTATCATTTTCAATAATATCGATTCCTTGATTAACTAATGAACTATGATTATTCCAATCAATACCTGGTGTTGCAAATATGTTAATATCTACCGCTTCAGGGTTTGCATATGTTTCAATTGCTTGTAAGTATGCATAGTAATCTGAGTTTCCAACAGTACTGCTGAATACACCACCGTTTCCAGTGTGACCACTTATATACGTTGATTTACCAAATACATATCCGTCACCGTTTGTTCTTGTATTTCTATAAATGTCCCAACCATCAAAACCACCAAATACTGGCATTGTGAATTTTCTATATAATGTAGTTGCTAATTTACCTTTAACAGTTCCTTCTAAATCATATGCTGTTGTTTTAAATAACTTGTGACCAGTTGTACCAGTGATTGATGATGCATTTGTTGATAAGTGAAAACCAAATGTTACTCCAGCTGCCACATTACCCTTAAACTTTAACATGTCTCTGTCATATATAAAATTACTATCTGTTGAAAATCCTAAAGTTACTTTTTTAACTTTATCACCATTTGTGGTAACAGGATTCCCGCTAGCATCATAATATAATACATCACCCGCGTCATAATATTTTGTTTTAAAAAGAACCTCACCAATTTCAGATCTTGTTGTTAATCCTTTGAAACCAGCTGGAAAAGCATCTGTTGGATGTTCTTCAGCTAAAACAAGCATAATATACTTAGATCTTAATTCATACTCTCCATCTGATGTACCAACTTTTCTACCAACATATCCCGGTAAATCTGGATTC